AAGAAGTAATGCCAAGATTTGGTAGGCGTTCTAAAGAACGATTAAAAGGTGTTGATGCTAAACTTGTAAATGTCCTAAATGAGCTTATTAAGATAATGGATGTTACCATTATTGAAGGACTGCGAAGTAAAGAGCGTCAAGAAGAACTCCTTGAAAAAGGAGCGACGAAGGTTAAATATTCAAGGCATATGTCTGGGAAAGCTGTTGACTTAGCTCCATATCCTATAGATTGGGAAGACAGGGAACGGTTTCATTATATGGGTGGTATGTTGAGAGGAATAGGACATCAATTAGGACTAAAGATTCGTTGGGGTGGCGACTGGGATTCAGATGGCGAAATCAAAGATAACTCATTTGATGATTTAGTTCATGTAGAAATAAAGGAGTAAATTATGGCTAACAAAATAAAAAAAGAAGTTGGATTATCCGCAGCGGCTAAATGTCAGAAAAAAGGTGGCAAATGGTCAAAAGGGAAATGTGTCACTCCTGCTAAAAAAGTTTCAAAAACAGGAGCTACAGCATCAATTAATTCACTTACATCTGGGCACTTACATCTGGGCTGATGGGGAGAAATGAGAAAAAATAAATGCCAAGAAAAACTAAGAAAACTAAGGCCCAAGTAAATAAGCAATTATGGGATAGAGCAAATACTTCACATAGGACTAAGTGGCAATCTATATCGCAGAAGTCATATGATTTTTATTTAAATGAGCAACTGACTAAAGAAGAGCAGTCTATGCTTGAAGAGTCAGGGATGCCTACATTCATTATAAACAGGGTAACTCCTATTGTAGAGATAATGAAATACTTTGTAACTGCTAATAATCCAAGATGGAAAGCAGTAGGTGTTACAGGTGATGATACAGATATAGCTCAGGTACATTCAGATATAACAGATTATTGTTGGCACTTGTCTAACGGCAAATCAATATATAGTCAAGTAGCTCTTGATGCTCTCACTAAAGGTATTGGCTACTTCATGGTTGATGTAGACCCTGATTTAGACAGGGGCATGGGAGAAGTATTATTTAAGCGTGTAGAACCATATGATGTATATGTAGACCCTGCGAGTAAAGATTTCTTATTTAGAGATGCTTCTTTTATTAGTATTCGTAAGAATCTATCTCGTACAAGATTAATTAATATGTTTCCTCAGTTTGCTGCTAAAATAAAGAAAGTAGAAGCATCAAGTGATGTTGTAAGTTATTCACAAAGAGATTTAGATCAGTCTGCTTCAATACAGCAGGAAGATATAACATTAGGTATAGACTTAGAAGCTGAAGATGATGCTATACTGCCATATTATGAAGATGATGCTATACTGCCATATTATGAAACATACAAGAAAATAAAATTTCCATACAGAAATGTATTTATAAAGATTGATCCAAGTCCTGCTCAGATGCAGCAAATAAAAGATAATGTTGAAGAAGAGATGGATAAGTTTCGACAGGAAATAGATGTAAGTCTTAAAGAAAAGTCGTTACAAATCCAACAGGCTGCTGAGGCAGGAGAGATGATTCCTGAGAGAGCAGAGCTTGAGATGCAAAAGGCTGAAGAGATGTCTAAACAGGCAATGCAGGAAAAAGAGATGCAACTTACGTCTGAGGCTCAAGATGCAGCAACTGTTATAGATCAAAAGATTATGACTGAAAAGAATTATAGAGCTCTTATTAAAGGCGGAGGAATGGCTGATAATATAGTGGATTCAATACAGTTTTATGAAAATAGGATTGTACTTGTATGTTCAGTAGGCGATGATGTTCTATTATATGAGCGTACTTTAGAGATTTCTGAATATCCTATTATCCCTATTCCGTATATGTACACAGGAACTCCTTACCCAATGAGTGCTGTAACTCCTCTTATAGGTAAACAGCAGGAGATTAATAAGGCCCACCAAATCATGTTACATAATGCTAATTTAGCTTCTAACTTGAGATGGATGTATGAAGAAGGCTCTGTACCTGAAGAAGAATGGGAACGGTATTCATCAGCTCCCGGTGCCTTATTAAAGTATAGACAAGGATTTAATGCTCCTACTCCTATATTACCAGCCCCAATCAACAATGCATTCTTCTCAGTAGTCCAAGAAGGTAAACAGGATGCTGAATATATAGCAGGTGTTCCTTCAGCAATGATGGGATTTACTCAGGAGCAGGCTGAGACATATAGAGGGTTACTTGCTAATGATGAATTTGGCACTCGTAGGTTGAAAGCATGGATGGGTTCTATTGTAGAGCCTGCCCTTGAACATCTTGGTAAATGTTTTCAAATGATATCACAGAATCATTATACAGCAGAGAAAGTATTTAGAATTGTACAACCTGAAGCAGGTCAGAAACCTGATCAAGATAAAGAATCAAGAATTAATATTCCTATTTATAATGATTATGGAAAAGCAATTGGATTATTTAGAGATTATAACTCATCAAGGTTTGATGTAAGGCTTATAGCTGGAGCAACAATGCCTATTAATAGATGGGCTCTTCTTGAAGAATATTTTAAGTGGTTCCAAGCTGGTCTTATAGATGATATAGCAATGATTGCTGAAACAGATATCAGGAATAAGAAGCAGATTGTTGAAAGAAAATCAATGTATTCTCAGATGCAAGGACAGATATCATCTATGGAAGAATCTCTAAAAGATAAAGAAGGAACTATTGAAACATTAGAACGTCAGTTAGTACAGGCAGGTATTAAGATGAAAGTTGGAGATGCTGCTAATGAAGTTCGTAAAGATGTATTAGAAACAGAAGCACAACAGAAGCTTTTAAGAGGAATGTTGAAGACAGAGTTTGAAAAAGAGAAGATGGCAATTAAACAGCAAGTTGCTGCTGGCGAAACTGAAGAACTTGAAGGTGAATAATTGGTTCAATGGAATAAAAAATCTTATCCCAATATGGCTAGAAGCGGTAGTAAGAACGGCAGATGGAAAGATGGAAGCAGTCAAACTCATTATAGAAATAAAGCAAATGCTGGTCGTGGTGAAGTAGTTCATCATAAAGATAATAATAAGAAAAATAATAGTAGATCAAATGTAGAAGTTATATCTAAGGCTAAACACAATAAGGTTCATCCTGAGAAAGGTGGTAAAAGGAAGTGTAAATCTGGTCAAGTTTGGAGCAAGAAATTAAAAGCCTGTGTATAACAAAAGAATAGTTGTGTTTAATATTTTACCAATATTATATTTTAACAAACAAAAAGGATAGCAAATGGAACAAGAACAAGTAAGCAACGCCGAAATGGCCCCTGAAAGTGATGTCCAAGATAGTATCTTTGACGCTGGTGAATCTGAAGACTTTTTTACTGCTTTAGATTCATCTGTTAATGGTGGTATCCAAGATGAACAAGAACTTACGCAGTTAACCTCGGAAGAAGGTGATAACACACCACAGAGCCCTAGTGAAGTTCAGCAGCAAAGTGATGACGTTGGTCAAGAAGCTTTGCAAAAGAGGTATAGTGATTCAAGTAGAGAAGCTAAAAGATTAAACGGACAGCTCCAAGAACTCGAACCATATATGCCTATACTCGATGCAATGAGAGAAGACCCTAATTTAATTCAGCATGTGCGGAATTACTTTGAGGGTGGGGGTCAAGCTCCTCAGAATATGTCTGAAAAGCTTGAATTACCTGAAGATTTTGTATTCGATGCTGATGATGCTTTCAGCACTCCTGAATCCGATTCAGCGAAAGTGTTAGGTGCAACGGTAGATGGTATAGTGCAGCGAAGATTGAATAATACTTTGCAAACACAACGTACTGAAAACCAGAGGTTAGCTAAAGAAACTGCTTTTCGTCAACAACATGAAATGTCTGATGATGAGTGGAAAGATTTTGTTGACTTTGCTAAATCCAAATCACTTGAGCTAGAAGATATTTATTTTTTAAAGAATCGAGAGAACAGGGAAGCTAATATAGCTGATAACACAAGACAGCAGATGGCTGATCAAATGCGTAAAGCACAAGACCAACCTCGTTCTCTTGCTACAGCAGGAAGCACACCAGTAGAACAATCTCCAGATGATTCAGTATTTGATGCCATAGTAGGACTTGACTCAGAATTAGATTCTGTATTTGGCTAATTTAGCTGAATACTTTAATTAAAATAAGGAGTTAATAAAGATGGCTGATCTATTTCAGTTAGAATCTGGATTAACTGAATCCTCCTCTCCTACTGGTATAAGTCCAGCATCATCTTCGCTTGATACAGGCGATCTTAGACGAAAGTACAATTTTGGCGACAGAGTATCCGAATTAGCGATTGCTCAAGACCCATTTTTTCGCTTTGTGTCTAAACTTGCTAAAAAGCCTACAGATGATCCTGAATTTAAATTCACAGAGAGGCGTGGCTCTTATCATAAGCGATATGCGTATGTCGTTGGTTTTTATAATGGGTCTGCAGATGCATTTAACAGCTCAGAACTATTAACCAGTGGCGGAGCAGCTTTATCAACATCTGCTGGACAGCAAGTAAAAGTATTTATGGCAACTGATTATAAATCAGCTGGCAATATAGGTACTATTTTTGGACAGTCAGGTAATGATATTTTGGTTGGAGATGATGGTACTCAACCTGAGTTCCTTCTTCCTGGTCAAATGATCAAGATTAACATGACAAGTAATGATACTGGTGGACACGATGGCGGCTCAGCCGTAACAAGTGTTAGTCAAAAAGATTATATTGTTATTAAAGTTGATACTGTGCATGCTCAAGCAAATACTGCTAGTGTTGTAGGCCGTGGACTAAATGATGGTGCTGTTGAAACTGCTAAGACGTATTACTATACGCCGATAACAGGTACGATTGTTAGACCTTTGGACGCAGCTGCTAATAAAGAACTTACTTCTTTTGTAGCTGATGATCCAATTGGTGTTACATATAGTGCTTCTGTTTCAAACGTATTAGAACCTATGCGTTCTTATGTAGTTGGTACAGCTCACGCTCAAGGATCAGGTTACCCAGAAACATGGAAGGATCAACCTTTCTCGACCGGATACGGACGTACACAAATTTGGAAGACTGCAATGGCAATGGATAACACTACTCGTGCTACCGTGCTAAAGTATGAACCTAATGAGTGGGCCCGTGTTTGGAAGGAAAAGTTGGTCGAACACAAGTGGGATATCGAACAAAGTCTTTTGTTTGGTTCTCAGTATGATTCCGGTAGTGAATGGTATACACAAGGTGCTGTTGATTATATTTCAGGATATGGTAATGTGTTTAGTCTTGCAATTGCAACTAAGACACAGGACGATTTCTTAGATGATTTAAGCAATTACCTTGATCCAAGATACAACAATGCTAGCGCATCGATGTTCTTTTGTGATACTGCTACTTACAACTGGCTTCATAAACTAAGTGGGTATTTCTCAAATAATCTTGAGATATCACCTAACTTTAGAGCTGATATGTCTTTAACAGCTAAAAAGAAGGCATTTGGAGTTAGTATTTCTACTATTAATACACCTTATGGTGATATGAATGTAGCTAGAAATATTCACCTTGATGGACATCCTATCAAGATTCTTGCAGTCAACATGAGATATGTTAAATACAGACCTCTTGTTGGTAATGGTTTGAATCGTGATACGGCTGTTTATGTTGGTGTCCAAACCTTAGAGAATAGTGGTGTTGATCGTCGGGTTGACTTAATCCAAACAGAAGCTGGGATGGAATGGCAAATGCCAGAAGCCCACGCTTACTGGTCATAAGGAGGTAATGAATAATGGGAATTCCACTTTATGGACAAAATAAGCAAGGTGGTAAGATCGATGATGTTCTTATCAACTCAAAGAATGTTTGGACATTCGATAGACCTCCAATGGTACTTGATGATGGTATGCTCGGTGGAGCTCAAAAGCTTGCTGATGGAACTGCTCAGGATGTTGTATTACATCAATATCCAGCAGGATCAGGTTCTATATATGGATTGCAGTTAGCTGCATCCTATAATGGAACTCAAGCTATTGACGGGCCAGCTGTAGCATCTACTGGAATGAATTATGAAGGTGATGAAGCTGATGATGAAGGATTTCAGTGGGCAATGAGTTATCCCGGTAGTAAGGGAATTGAAAATGTTGATTCTTTTACAGTTGGCGGTCCTGCATTTTATGCTAAGCTTAAATATAGTATTGAAGATGTTAGTATTACTGATGATTGTGCTTTTGGCTTTAGGTTGAAATCACAAGCTTCTAATGCTGCTCTTGATAACTATACTGATGTAGCTTGTCTTAATCAGCAAAATACCGCTATTAACGTAGAAAGTATTTTAAATAATGCTACTACAGTTACTACTGATACTACGGATAACTGGGGTGATGGCGAAACTCATACAGTAGAAGTTCGCATCTCAAAAGCTGGTGTTGCTTCTTACCGTTTAGATGGTAGGGCAGTTACAACATCTCCTACTGCTGATGTGACTTTTGATGCTGGTGATGTCTTCACACCATTTATGTTTTTCTTACACTCCAGTGCAGCTTCTTGTGATGTTATTTTACAAGAGTTGGAAACTGGATTA